CAATCTGCTTGACAAGGATTATTCCCCTGAGAAAGCAAAGATTCTAGATACGACCGTACGTTTTGTCCTCAGTGACATGGGTCAAATGTATCTTGAGTTTTGGGACAAAGAAGGTCCTGGGGTCATGGTATTCCAACCTCAGTTGGAAGATCGAAGCATGTTCTATTGGACCCTTGAGGAATTACATGGGGCACAAGAAGAATGTGAAGAAGCCAATAACGATGATCTTGCCGAGAGTTTCCGTCGTATCTTGAATGCCGCTCAGAAGATTGATCCTGCGGAAAAAGCTGGGTATATTATCAATGATCACAATGGTTTACGCTATTTTGAAATCAACTACAACCAGGTGACAGAATAATGGGCGTCAACTTTAATATGCGTAAAGAGGACCAGGAGCTTATCACGAATGCAGACTTGGTTACCGCAGCGCACAGCCTTTTGGGGGAAATTGATCTTGATGCTGCTAGTTCCAAGCTAGCTAATACGTACGTAGAAGCCACAAACTTTTATACGCCCCAAGATGATGGACTAAATCATATTGAATGGTTTGGGAAAGTTTATGTGTTTCCTCCCAGTGGATCATATTATTTTGACAAGCGTTTAGATAAATGGAAGATGACACGTTCCAACGCTACTGCGATAACGTCATCCCATGCGGTGTGGTTCCATAGGCTATATCGTGCTTGGTTAAGTAAAGAAATTGAACAAGGCTTGTACTTTACCAATTGCCCTGACATGATCAGGTACGAGCAAAAAATATTTGATTTCCCTGTCTGTATCCTTAAGACGTGCCCAGAGCTAGTCAAATTCTCAAGTGAGGGAATCAGCACACAACGCACCTGTACTTCACTTGTGATATACCTCCAACCGCAGGACGACGCATCTGCGGCAACACAAAGATTTATTGACATTTACTCTGAGAAAGGTCGGATCCTTTGCTGAGTAGGGTACACTGAGTAAGACTGAAGCCCACAGATGACCCTTCTCTGCGACCTGGAAATTAAAGATCTTGCTTTGAATCATGGCATGATTGAGCCATTTGTGGACCGTATTGTTAGAGAGGAAGATGGGCGACGTGTCCTCAGCTACGGCTTGGGTTCTTATGGGTATGACATCAGGTTGTCACCTATGCAGTGCCTTGTTTTTGGTCGTATTGATGTAGGTGAAACTGACCCTAAGAATTTCAATCAAGAAATCTTGCGGCCCACTGAACTACTCAAAGATGAACGCGGAGAGTACTTCCTTATTCCTCCCTATGGATATTGCCTAGCGGTAGCAGAGGAACGCATCTCACTTCCTGAGGATGTAACCGTTATTGCAATGGGGAAAAGTACGTATGCCCGATCAGGGATTATTACAAATATTACGCCAGCGGAAGCACGGTGGGAAGGCCATCTGACCCTTGAGATCAGTAATGCAACACCATTGTTTAATCGTATCTATGCCAATGAAGGCATCATCCAATTAATGTTCTTTAAGGGAAATCCCTGTGGCACAACCTACGAAGATCGCAACGGTAAGTACCAGGATCAGCCTAAGGAAATTGTCACGTGCCGAGTATGAAACTTGATCCTGCAGATGTAAACCAACGGTTGGAAATATTACAAATCATTACTGATGCTGTGGTGCACCAGGAGAATGACGCATTGCGCTTAGCTCTTAGCCGGTGTCGCACTAAGAATGTGCAGTGGGTCTTGAATACAATTAAAGAAATGTTCACCCACTTGCAAGATGCCCTGGAGATGCAAGACTATAGTAATTACTTAGACGAAGGGTAGGCCGTACGTACGTTTAGGCTTAGCTGAATACTGCGTACTACCTACGGGTGAAAATACCTCTCCTTGATCCGCACTAGTTGGTTCACGGAGAGCAGCACTTTGCTTGAACTTACCAGCGGACTTTGCTGCTGCCATAAACTTTTGTACGCGTTCTTCTTGCCTTTGATTTCTAGTATCAGCACGTCCCGCTGTTTTTTGTTCTTCTGTATCTAAGTGACGCGTATCAACGTTATAGCTAGTACCAGGGTGTAGGTCAGATGTATCACTTACAGATGTCCCTGCGTCCACCGTGGGATCATATCCACCAGGTATGTAACCTCTTGGTGAATCCTTACGTGGCTCGTAGAATCGTCCCATGTTAATATTGTAATCGAAGAAGATTTAAACAAATGCATAACGCAATAGATGCTGATGATTTCTTAGGTGAATTCATGCGCCGTAGCATTCCTAACCCTGATGAAGTTGGGGGTCGTCAGCTGACTGAATGTGATTTTGGTGCAGAATTAGACAACGAAGAGAACGACGTTCCCCTTTATGACCAGTACAATAGAGGTCTGGTGGCTACGCAAGAAGGCCGCCCTCGTCTAAACCTTGCTCTAGAGGGAAACCAATGTCCACCCAACATGCAACAGGAAACCAGCCGACCGGGTCTTACAGGTTATATTCCGAGTGTGGAGGAGGGGATGGAAGTAGGAGCTGTACCACTGGCGAAGGGTGCAGTACTGCTGGACCTGGGCCAAGTACCAGGGAAAGAAAAGAAATTGTCGGCTTTGATGCGCCGGGGCATGTAATTGATATGGTAAATCATCCCCCTCATTACAGCCAAGGGGGAATTGAATGTATTGATGCAATACAGGCTGCGCTAACACCCGAGGAGTTTCGTGGCTACTGCAAGGGTAATGCCTTGAAGTATACCTGGAGAGAAAGAATAAAAGGACAGGATGAGTCCCTTAAGAAAGCTCTGTGGTACCTAGAGCGTTCTCAGAAAGGCTGAAGGTTATCTTCGTCTTCCTCATCTTCATCTTCGTAGTCACCACACATCAGAGCTAGTTCTTCCAGTTCTAGTTCTGATGAAATATCAAAATCAACATTGACGCCTTCTTCGGCCAGGATATCTTTGATGGCGGTGATCTCCATCAGGCGTTGGCTATAAAGATTCAATAAGGCACAATAAAGCTGATCCCACGTCATCTCCGCTGCTTGTATCTCTGCTTTGCGCCTAGCAAATTTGAACTCCAAAGGAAGCTCAAAATCCTGGGGTTCAATAGAGGGGGCCATTGGAGAATTCATACGCTGCCTGTACCTATTCTAAAGCTTACACCACAATTTCAGACTGTTGTAATTTTGGTAGCTTGAACTGATTTATAAATTCAGTTAGTACCACAGGGTGGATAGCTTCTTCAAGATGCCTGATAGCTTTGTTTTGTGTAGGAGTATTTTCATAACGGGCAAAGGCATTCAACAAGAGTTGCCCGCCAAAACTTACGTTATATTCCTGAGCGCTAGCTAAGAACAGGTTAATTTCTTCTCTACGCCTAAAGACAAGGTTACTTACGACTTGATGATCCTGGTCAAAAACCCAGCGATACATTTCTTCTGCTACGGTTTCTCGATCACCGTCTTCAATTGCATCAAGGATGTCACTGTAAAGAAAAGGTTCCCAGCCAATGGAATGAACAAAAGAAACCAGTGCTTCTAACATGTACCCATTAAGACCAGGCACTTCTTTGTCAAGGGCTTTCTTAATTTCTTCTATTTCGTACTTTAAATATTCTGTTGCTTTTTCATACGTACATAACTGACTTTTGCCTACGGGCTGACCATCGGGATAGTACTGGCTACCAAATCCAATAGTGTAGGGTGCTGTACCAGTGGAGGGATCAGGGAAGGATTTTTCATTAAACCCTTCATATTTCATGATTAGATCAATGCCAGTAGATAGATCCTGCACGATGGAAGTAAGCATGTTACAACCATCATACATAAGTAATCCAAATTGCGTTAGTTTTTATTCACCACAAATCATTGCATGCCCAATATCTTGGGGTGTTTTTATCCATTGGTTTATCACACCCCATTCTTGATCTAAAATTAGCACGACGTTTTTTATCGTGGTGTTGTGTATAGTCTTGATATCCACGCCTGCCATACCTAACTATTTTTTCTTCTCCATCATGGCATGATTTAACAACCCACTTATGCGTATCCCCAGCTGGAGCCCGCTGAGGTTTATTGCATTTCATACTTTCTTTTTTGTAGCGGCCAGCGGCACTTGCTGCTTTTCGATGTTGATCAGACATTATTTCTTTTTAAACAAAGAGGCGTAATTACCAAGAAACGACTGACTTTCGTCTGAGTCGGTATCTTTTGTACTGTCAATATCTATTTTAAATGGACTATCTTCTTCTTTTGTTGTTTCTTTTTTAGAAGTTGACGCTGTATCTTCATTGAGACTTTCCAAAGTACTAAGGGCTTCATAGGGATCTTTAGGATTAAACCCTGAAAAACTGAGCGGTTTATTCGTCGCACCAAGGTTTAAGAATTTCATGTCTTCT